AGACGTGGAGCTAGCCCTTGAGTATCAGGAGATCGTCGAGTGTCGCTCACGCGGTGACATGCATCACCTCCAGCGGGAGATAGAAGCCCGCGACCTAACCCTCGATGACCTTGAGGAGATCCTTTCAGACCTTCAACAATGAACCTATTCAAGGGAGTAATCGCGCTGGCAGCCCTGGCCACCCTGGCCATCCCACACCAGCCGGCTCAGGCCTACGAGAACCCACACAAGGAGACCATCCGGCTAATCCAACAGCTGGACATCGAGGTAGTCCTAGACCACCCAGAGTGTGATGGTCGTTATGGCTTCTTCGGTGGTGTAGACGGGCAGCCCATCTTCGGACTCTGTGCTGACAACATCGAGAACGAGGAGCAGCTCTATCGCACAACCCGCCACGAAGCCATCCACGTCGCCCAGCTTTGCAAGGCTATGGGCGGTGCTCCTCAGGTAGTCCCTGGGTTTGCACTGCTGAATCTTGAGCACAATGACTATTACATGAGTCGCGCACAGGACAACGGCTGGCACATCCTGGGCTACGAGGAGGAGGATTGGAAGATTGAGGCAGAAGCTTTCGTTCTCTCCAATACCTGGACCGCTGGGCTGGTTAACAAAGCCCTTAAGACCTACTGCTTCTGAGCCTATGAACGAAACTGAACTCATCGCCCGGCAACTCCGGCGAGAGACTGAACAGGGACTTGAGGCACGTAAGCGCCTCGAGAAGAACACCAAACGGGCGGAGGGTAAGGCCTACGCCTCGTCTACCGTCTACGGTCAGAAGCTTCTAAAGCACTCCACCGGGGTGATTGCAGAGCACATGACCAAGAGCCTCAAGAACATCGGACGGGGTAAGGGTGCTGTTGATGGACCTACCGTCTACAACCACCTAAAGACTGCTGACACCGAGATCCTCTCAGTGTTAGCCCTCAAGGTTGCTTTGGATCAACTGGCTCAGGATGACAAGCCCACACCCGTCAAGCTGGCTGAATCAATCGGTTCTGCTTTCGAGGTGGAGCTGAAGCTGCAGTGGTTCAAGAAGATGGACAAGAGCCTCTTCCGAAACATCACTGAGGGTTTCCACTCGTCCACGGGCACCCGTCAGAAGGCGACGGTCTACAACCTACGCTTCAACAAAGCGGGGATCAAGTGGAAGGGCTGGGGCACCACCACCCAGTTCAAGGTTGGACAGTGGGCCCTTCGGTCCATCATGGAGACCACTGGATGGATCACCTCAGAGGTGCAGCAGATAGGACGCAAGCGCAAGACCATCATGAGGTTCTCAAGGGAATTCATGGGGTTGCGCGACTCCATCATGGAGAGAGCATTGGAGCTCAGCTTCTGCCTGTGGCCTATGGTCTGCCCACCTAATGACTGGACTTTCGAGGGCCGCGGTGGTTACCTGACCGAGGAGATCCGGGGCACCGCACCAATGATTCGTAAGGTCGGGGCATTTGGTGGTGAATCTAAGCAGGGAGCTATCCCCGTGGAGTTCCTGAACAACCTCCAGCGTCAGGCCTATCGACTGAACCCAGCGGTGCTAGCGATAGCCAACTGGGCTTATGATAAGGGAAGGACGATTGGTAAGTTCATCCGAGAGGAGGCTAGGGAGAGGATGGAAGGTTTCCAAGGAGACCCGAAAGTCGAGCCTGAGCGCTTCAAGGAGTGGAAGAGGATGCAGAGATCAATCGATGATCACAATGCTCAACTCTTTCAGAAGAACTGGAGGGCAACGGAGACGATGTTCGTAGCCAACATGTATCAAGATGAGGTGTTCTACATCCCTTGGTCGTTTGACTATCGAGGCCGTGTCTATCCGCAGAACACTCAACTCAACCCACAAGGAACTGACTTTGATAAGTCCCTTCTCTTGTTTGCTGATGAGGGTCCTGTGAATCCCTACTGGTTGGCCTGGCATGTGTGTACCACCTTTGGTAACGACAAGCTGAGCCATGACGACAGGGTCCAATGGACCAAGGACAATCATGAACTGATCACCCAGATCGCTGAGGATCCTATTGGTGCTATCTCCCTATGGGAGGGTGCCGGGGAACCTTGGATGTTTCTGGCTGCTTCCATTGAGTATCACGCTTGTGTAATTCAAGGGAGTAAGTCGACATCGGGCCTTCCGATTGGTATCGACGCCACCTGTAGCGGTCTGCAGCACCTCTCCTCCATGACGAGGGACGCTGTGGCAGCTAAGCAGGTCAACGTGATCAGAGGAGATGAGGACAAACCCAGTGACGGTTACAAGACGGTTGCTGAAGCCGCTTGTAAGTACCTCACAGAGGACATCATTCCCTACATGAACAGAAAGATCACCAAACGCACTGTGATGACTGTGCCCTATGGGGTGTCCCGAGATTCCGCTCGGGCCTACATCCGAGAGGCCCTTCACGCTGCTGGTTTCGATCTGACTATCAAGGGCCGACTTGGTCAGGTGACTGACGCGGTCTACCGCAAGGCTGTGCCTGAGGTGTTCGCCGGTCCAGTCGACGTCATGCACTGGCTACAGGAGACCGCGATGGATCTGCTGGATGAACAGGAGACGATCGAATGGACTACCCCCTCGGGGTTCCGAGTGGTTCAGGACATCCGCAAGGCTAAGACCCGTCTGATCAAAACCTCCCTCATGGGGAGTGTCCAACAGATCACGGTTGGCGATGGATTCGCCGGTCCTGATCGCCAACGCCATAAGGGTGCCATCGCCCCCAACTTGGTTCATTCACTTGATGCCAGCTTGCTTCACCTGATGTTCTATCAGTGGAAGAAGCCATTCACCGTCATCCACGACTGTGTTCTCGGCCGCTCTTGTGACATGGACGAGATGATGAAAGACATCCGCCTGCATCATGCCGAGATCTACAAGGGCAAACCCCTTGAGGACTGGGCTGAGCAACAGGGTGTCACCATTCCAGACGGTCTGATCAAGGACACGCTGGACCTGGATCTCGTCAACGACTCCCCTTACTTCTTCTGCTGATGGACAACCGAACTAGTGAAGAGCGCCTCCGCGACTACGTCATGGAGGACGACTACGAGAAGGCCGAGGCCCTAGTGGCAGTCATCGAATACCTCGAGGAGTGCTGGCTATGGGACATTGAGTTCAACGAGGCCTAACTTTCGAGGGCCGACTTATCCACTTTTCACCAACAACCACAACCACAATGACTATCTACACCCAGACCGAACTGTTCGACGTGACCCTCTTCGACAACCTGTTCGATGAGATCTACACACCTCAGGATTCCCTGGAAGAGTTGAGCCCCGAGGAGTTCTCCTACTACCTGGCCCACGGCTCCCTCGACTGTGACGCGGAGCTCAACTGATGCGTAGTAAGTCACTCTCAGGTCAGACCTTTATCAAGGGAGCTAAGAAGCGCACCTCACAAGGTGACGGGCTCCGCAAGCGCGGAACCTACAAGACCCGAAAGCGTTATCGGGGGCAAGGGAAGTGACCTCCGAACTAATGATCGTACCCGTACTTGTGACGGCCCTACTTCTTCCCACAATCGCACTCCTTCTACACAACCTCCACAAATGAGTAAGAACCGCTACACCTTCGCCACCGAACTCGAAGGATTCGTCCAGGTCTTCGAGGACTCTGGCAAGTTCAACAACCGTGCCTTCAGCTTCAAGCTTCCTGCTGATGTAGTTGATCAGGCAGAACAAGACCGCACTGAGCTCCTTGAGTGGGCTAAGTCAAAGACCCCCAACCCCAAGCGTTGTGAGGTCGCTCTTCCCAAGTGGGATGACGAAGGTCTCGTTAAGTACAGCTACGGTGGCGAAACCAAGCGCCCCGAGCCCGTGTTCGTCGACACCAACGGCGATCCAATCGATCGCGGTGTACTCAAGGATGTCCGCAAGGGCACCAAGGTCCGCCTGATCGTCCAACAGTCCCCCTACGCCTTTGGCTCTAAGGTGGGCACCAAGTTCAAAGTCCTCGGTGTTCAGATTGTCGAGCTGGTAACCCACGGTGGTGCTGCTGACTCTGGAGACCTCTCCGTAGAAGACGTCGCCTCCATGTTCGGTAAGGTCGACGGATTCAAGGGAGATGAGCCCGCAGTCCGCAAGGTTGAGGCTGAGGAATCAGTGACTGATACATATGACTTTTAGATCCTTCCTAGAGGAGCGTATCGCCAAAACTCTGGACAAACTGAACGTCCCTTACCTCTATGAGGTGGAGAAGTTCAAGTACATCACAGAGTCCACTTACACACCAGACTTCTTCCTGCCAAACGGGGTCATCCTCGAGGCCAAAGGCTTCTTCAAGCCTACGGATCGCAGGAAGATGCTGGCTGTAAAGAAGATGAATCCTGAACTGGACATACGGTTTGTGTTCATGCGTGATAATACGCTCACCAAGAACAGCAAGACCACATACACAGCCTGGGCTGACAAGCACGGGTTTCCTAGTTGTATCTACCCAAACATCCCTGAATCATGGCTGACGTGACCAACAACATAATATTCTCAGAGATTGACCAGTTTGTGACTCAGCTTGAAGAGAAATACGAGATCATGAACATCCTTGATGCTTTGGAGGAATACATCGCCTATGCCGATGACCTTCTCCGAATCTGACAAGCAAGGATTCCCTAGTTGTATTTACCCTGACATTCCACAATCATGGCTTCAGTGATCAATCGGGAGCTGGAGGCTGGCTACAACGCCCGCCTTCAGGCCATCATGATCCGCTTAGACCAGACAGTTCAGGAGCTTGAGGAGGAGGGAGCAGATCCCGAAGAGATCCTCGATGCCCTGTTCGAGTACGCAGAGCTTCACGATGAGCTCGGATAACGAGTTCGTCAGGCACGAAGCCTGCCCATCCTGCAGCAGCAGCGACGCCTTCGCCATCTACTCAGATGGTGGGGGCTACTGCTTCTCCTGTGGGCACAGCCGCCGGGGTGATGGCGAGCCCCAACAATCCACACGCAACTCACGCATGACCCACTACTCGGGCGACTTCGGACCCCTCCGCAGCCGCAAGATCACCGAGGAGACCTGCAAGAAGTTCAACGTACGTCAAGAAGGCCCCGCCCTTCGCTTCCCCTACTACAGCTCCAACCGGGTTGTGGGCTACAAGGAGAAGGACCCACAGAAGAACTTCAGGTGGCGGGGAAAGAACGAAGACGACCAACTGTTCGGACAACATCTCTTCGGTAGCGGTAAGACAATCGTTATCACCGAAGGCGAGCTCGACGCACTCAGCGTCTGGCAAGCAAGACCGAACTGGCCTGTTGTGTCCATCCCCTCTGGGGCTCAGGGCGCTAAGAAGGCTCTCTCGAAGCAGCTCAAGTACCTGCTGGGCTTCGGCGAGATCGTCCTAATGTTCGACAACGATGAGGCCGGCTCTAAGGCGGCTGAAGAGTGCATCGGACTATTCCCCCACGATCAGGTTTTCCTCGCCTCTCTAGGCTCTTACAAGGACGCCTCAGAGGCCCTTCAGGCCGGTGATGGTGAAGCCATCCGCCAGGCTATCTGGAACAAACGCTCTTATGTACCTCAATCCATCATCAATGGCACAGACATCTTCGATCTTGTTTCTACCCCTCTACACGGCCGTGATGCTGACTACCCTTTCGACGATCTTAACCGTGTCACTGGCGGCCTTCGTCGAGGCGAACTGGTCACAATCACGGCTGGCTCAGGTACAGGCAAGAGCACGCTCTGTGGGGAGATCGCGGTCTCGCTACTGAATCAGGATCAGAAGGTAGGTTACATAGCGCTCGAAGAGAGCGTTAAACGTACGGGCCTCCGCCTTATGACGGTGGCTGCCAATAAACCACTGCACCTCAACAATGAGATACCAAAGAAGGAGTTCAAGGCTGCATTCGACAGTACTCTCGGTTCTGGACGTGTGTTCCTACGCGACGGTTTTGGTTCTGTTGACCCTGACCTTCTCCTCAATGACATCCGCTTTCTCGTCAAAACAAACGAAGTCAACTGGGTGGTCCTTGATCACCTTTCCATCCTCCTTTCTGGAAATGAATCCAACGATGAGCGGAAGATGATCGACGTGGTGATGACCAAGCTTCGTTCCTTCGTAGAAGAGACGGGCATCGGTCTGATCCTCATCTCCCACCTCCGTCGTATCCAAGGCGACAAGGGCCATGAAGATGGTGCTCAGGTATCCCTGGGTCAGCTTCGTGGCTCCCACTCCATCGCCCAGCTGAGCGACATGGTATTGGCCCTGGAGCGCGACATCAGCAGTGGTAAGGACTCCGCTACCCTACGGGTCCTCAAAAACCGCTTCAACGGTCAGACAGGCCCTGCTGGGGGCATCTGCTACAACACCGAGACCGGCAGGATGCTGCCAGATCTCAACTTCGGGAAAGACCTTCCTGATAAATCTGCAACCCCGCTTGATTTCAATGACTTCTAGACTTCACGCCGTCCTCTTCACCAAGGAGGCCTGCAAGCCCTGTGCTCTCACCAAGGAGCACCTGTACGACGTCCTGGAGAACAACCTCGGATTGAACGAGACCATCTCGGTCATGAAGAAGGAGAATCACTCCGCACTCGTCGAGGCCTACGAGCTGAACCTCTATCCTACGTTACTTGTTGTAGGCCCTAATGGCCTGGAGCAGGAACGGATCGTGGGTGGTAAGGCTATCCGCGAGATCCTCGAAGAGAAACTGATCCAAATCTATCGGGAGAACAACGCTTGAAGAGCACACACATCATCCACAGCAACATCAGCGAGGCTGAGCTGAAAAGTCAAGAGAGTACATTGCCCTCTGACACTCACCTCGTCCGCTGGCGTAAGAAGTCCTGGAAGAAGAAGTCTGCCATCTCTGCCGTCAAGGCTTACCGGATGGTGGACATCTTCGACATGTTCCACGACAAAGGCCTTGTGGTCCTAGAGATCAAACAAGGCTATGGCCGCATCAAACCACGACTCTGGAGCCCTACATGAGATTAGTCTTCGACATTGAAACCGACGGTCTTATCCGTCAGGGGTTATCGAAGATCCACTGCATTGTCATCCAAGACCTCGACACCAAAGAGGAGTACCGGTTCGACCCGAGTAACTATCGGGACGGGCTACAGATGCTCCTCCAGGCGGACGAGCTCTGGGGGCATAACATCGTGGGCTACGACATCCCCGCAATCCAGACGCTGTTCCCGAAATGGTCCCCGAAGGGGCTTGTAAGGGACACGCTGATCCTATCCCGCCTCCTATTCACTGACATCCTTGACCGTGACTTTAGAACTCGTCCAGCAACTCTCCCCGCCAACCTTTACGGCCGTCACAGCCTTGAGGCTTGGGGGCATCGTCTCGGTGTGCATAAGTCTGAGTTCGGAAAGACGCTTGAGAATGATTGGTCAACTTATACAACTGACATGCTTGAGTATAATGCTCAGGATGTTGTCGTATCCGTTGCGCTTGTTGAGCTCTTTCTACCAAAGCTTGAGCAATACGCTGCTCCGATTGATCTTGAGCATCGAGTTGCAGAGATCATGTCCTGGCAAGAGGCTGAAGGATTCCCCTTCGACGTCCGAAAGGCCCAGCAGCTCGAATCAGAGCTGAGAACTGAGCTGGACAAGCTTGCCGGTCAGATGCGCGACACCTTCTACTTCGTGCCTGGCAAGGAGTTTACTCCCAAGCGCGACAACAAGGTCCAGGGGTACTTCGAAGGTGCCTCCATGGTCCGCCTGACTGAGTTCAACCCCACCTCCCGCTTCCACATCGGCTGGGCCTTCCAGCAGCATCGTGGATGGGAGCCTACTGAGTTCACTGCCGGAGGACAACCGAAGATCGATGAATCAATCCTCAAGGGGATTGGTACTGAAGAGGCCCTGGCATTCGCCCGGATCCTTGAACTTCAGAAGCACCTCGGACAGCTCTCAGAGGGTAAGAACGCCTGGCTGAAGAACGTAACTGTCGAGGGACGACTTCATCACTCCTGTGTCCTAGCTACAAACACCGGCCGCATGGCCCACATGCGTCCAAACCTCGCACAAGTCCCCTCTGCTCATGAGTACCGTGAACTATTCACAGCTGGTCCCGAACGCACTGTCGTGGGTGCTGACGCAAGCGGCCTCGAACTCCGCTGCCTGGCTCACTACCTCGCTCCTTTTGATGGGGGCCTTTTTGCTAAGGAGGTGGTTGATGGAGACATTCATACCCACCTGGCTGGAATATATGGTACTGATCGGAAGAGTGGCAAGGGAGTTACTTACTGCCTTATTTATGGTGGCGGCAACTCTAAGCTCGGTCTTACTGCCGGTGCTTCACCGGAAGCTGCCGCGCGGAAAGGCTCGAGTATTCGTAAGTCAATTATGTCTGGTCTCGCTGGCTTCAAACAGCTCAGCGATGCTGTCGCTTCCAGAGCAGAGTCTGGAGTTCTGAAGGGTCTGGATGGCCGCCCCATCCGCCTGCAGGGCAAGAATCACGCAGCTCTGAACTACCTGCTCCAGTCCGCCGGGGCAATCATCTGCAAGAAATGGCTGGTCCGAGCCAACGAGCTTCTCCAGGAAGCCGGAATCGACTACACCCCACTCGCATTCGTCCACGATGAAATCCAACTCTCGGTCCGAATGGATCAGATTGATCAAGCCAAGTCCTGCCTCGTCGGAGCCATGCGCGACGTCGAACACAACCTCAAGTTCAGATGTCAGCTTGACAGCGAGGCTCAAGCAGGTGGGACGTGGGCAGACACCCACTGATCCCTCCCGCCTCGGTGACATGGCTGAGAAATGGGTAGCACTACTCGCCTCCTACAAGGGGGCTGAGGTGTTCCCCAACCTCAACTCCACCGGTCCAGGAGATCTGATCATGTACCTCGACGGTCAGACCTACATCCTGGACGTTAAGCTAGCCCGCCCCAACTCCAAAGGTTCCTGGCGAGGTGATACCGGCCGCGTTAAAGCTCCTGTGATCCCCGTCCTTGTGATCCCCACTGGTGACATCACCGAGTGGAAGGTCCAATGGATCCGCAACCGCCACCCAGAAGAACTCACTAACTTCTGGAACAAAGCCGCTATCCCCTTCACCCACGAATGAAACTACT